CGGCAACACCAAAGGCGCCACCGCCACCGCCGGCGCCGCCTGCACGTCAGGCGCCGACCGCACCGGCACCACCACCGCCCGCTCCACCCCCCGCTCCGGGGCCGCAGCCACCGCCGGCTCCCCCGCCATCGCCGGCTCCCCCGCCACCGCCGGCCCAGGTTCCGCGACTACCGTCGGCCGCACTCCAGCCACCCCAGCCACCGCCCGACCGGCCACCCCAGCCGTCCCAATCAACGCCTCAAGCCGCCCCGAAGTCGCCACCACCGCCCGGTCCAGCACCGCCAGCTCCTGCGCCATGGCCCGCAGCCCGGCACTCACCCCATCCTGCAACGCCAGCTGGATGCCAATCTCATAGGCGTCGATCATGTCCCACCCCTACGAGCGCTAATTTCCCACCAATTGCGGCCTCGGCCGCATCCGCCACATCCGCCCGCCATACCCCGGCGCCGCCACCTCGGCCGGAAATTCGATCCGGAACACGATCGTATCCACGCCATACGGCATCGGCTCGTCCGTCAGCTCCCCCACTGCATCCCCCCCCAATCCCAGCTCCGCCCGTCCATTTCCCCCAGCACGATCACCCAAGCCGTCCGCTCCGCCACATCCAGCGAAAACGCCACATCCACCGAAACCCCGTTCCGCACCAAATAAAGGCAGTCAATCAGATCAGCCGACCGCGTCAGAACCTGGATGGCCGGCCCATCCAGCTCGGCCCCACCTAGCCCGGCCCCACCCCGTTTCCCGGGCTGGCCGCCGCCAGCCCTTCACCCACCGCCGCCAGCCCCGCATCGCCCACCCGCGCCACCAACGCCTCCATCTGCGCCTCGCTCGCCGGCGCAGGGATCGGCACGTCGTCGATTGAAGTCACGCAATACGCCAGCATCGCATACCCGACATACCGGTCGTTCCCCGAAAGCACCGGCCCCAGCGCCTTGAACAGCCGCAACCGGTCCAGCGCCCCCGGCCGCCGGAACCCCAGCCGCCGCCCCTGCCCGTCCGTCACCTCCAGCCCCGCCCCAGCCTCCGCGACAATCCGCTCCGTCGGCCCCACCATCAGATGCGCTTCCGCCGGCTGGCAAAGAAGTCGAGCCGCTGCTTGACCGCCGCGTCCCCCTTCCACTGCCCCGCATTCGACAGCTTGAACACCGCCGCCTCGAACTGGAACGTGCTCACGCTACCATCCGTCTCCGTCACATACTGGAACAGCGTGCTCCCCTGCAGCTCGCCTTTCGTGTGCCACGCTGTCTCTAGCGCGTTGATGAAGTCGTCCGCCGCCGAGTTTCCCCGCTCCAGCTCGAAATGCCCCTCCCACCCCTTCGGCAGCTCCGCCGCCAGGTGCACCCCGTCCATCCGGTCGATCCGCACCGGATGCGTCATCTGCTTGCTCTCGAACGACGTTACATGCGTCAGGTCGACCCGACCGCCCTGCCCGCCAGCCCCCTTCGGCGCAATCACCACCAACTGGCAATCCCGCCCCGTAGAAAACGTATTCGCCGGCATAATGTTTTCCTTTCTTCCCCCTCTCCCCCGAAACGGGGCCGGGGTGAGGGCTACAACAAGCCCAAATCAAACAACCTTAAACAACCTGCCCAGCCGGTAAAGTCTGCCGGGTCACCTGAACAGTCTGCCCACCCTCCAGATTGACGATGAAACGCTCGTTGATTGCCTGATACTGGATCTGCGCATCCGACTGCACATAACCGAGCCCCGTCCGCCCCGGCGGATTATTGCTCAGGTCGCAAATCACTGAAAACGGCTGTCCCCCATCCGTCGATCCCAGGATGCCCTGCCCCAACAGCGCCTGCAGGAACGATAGCTGCGTGCTCCGGATCCGCCGGAACAGCCCCGCCGTGATCACCTGCCCCACATACTGCCCCATCCCCGCCGCCAAAGTCTGCGCGATGAAGTTCGTGAGCCGCGTATAGTTGTCCCCGTTCGTCGCCGCATTGGAAGACGAGTTATGCCCGCCCCGCGCCCCCCAAAAGCTCCCGGCCGGCTGCGGATTGGCAATCACATCCAACCCACCCCCCAGCAGCGCCGTCAGCTCCGCCGTGCTATACCCGTTCGCCTGCGATGACCCGGGAACTCCCGCACGCTGCGTCCCCACCACGCCATACAGCGGCTTGTTGAGACTGCTCTGCTCTGGACTAAGATTCGCCAGCCGCCCCGCCACGAACCCCTGAGGGCTCACCAGCCGGATCACGCCACCCACTGGGTCGGACCAATACACCCAGTCGCCGAACATCAGCTTCGCCGAATAGCTATCGAGCCCTGCCGACTGCCGCAGCGAAACCGCCGCCGGAATACCTTGGCCCGCCGGCCCTGTCAGGATCGCATAAAGCCCCTCCTGCATCGCGAACCCGGCCTGCGTCGCCCACGTCGCCGCATCATCCGCGTCCGACAGCAGCAACAGGCTGCACTGCTGTCCCCGCAACCCATACATCCCGGTCCGCGGCAGCAAATCCTGCCCTACCAGCAATGCCGACGACACGCCCGCCGCCCCATCCGTCCCGTTCAGCAGCGATTGCCCGACAAGCCCCGCCGGCTGCGTCCCCGACGCCTGCCCCAGGCTCGCCACACACAACTGGCTCGGCCCTCGCAATACCCCCAGCCCCTGGTTCACCGCAGCCACCAGGTTCTGCCACAACGCTGCAGGCGTCGGCGCCGCCAAGTTATCGAAGCTCTCAGCCAACTGCCCTGGCAACCCTAGCGTCAACCGCCACGTCCCCGCCGCCGACCCGGCCCCCAAATTGATCCCGATCAGGTTCCCGAGCGAACCCGTGTAGCGCGCGGTCAGCAACGCCGGATACTGCCCAGCAGCATAGAAAATCGCATAGCTTGCCGCCGTGTCCGTCCCATCCGAAACCCGCACGCACCGGAACGACTGCGCTCCCTGCTGCACCGCCGTCGCCACCGGCGTCCCCATGTCGAAGCGCCGCGCCTGGATCGGCCCGAACGCCCGCGCATAATCCGCCATCGTGGAAACGATCACCGGCTGGTTCACCGGCCCCCAACTCCCAGACCCCACCACCCCGATGACGTTCGTCGGCACCCCGTTCAGCACCAGGTTCTGCGGCGGAACCACCTGCACATAAAGGTCCGGCACCACCAGCGCCGTCGTATTCAAGTTCCCCGACTGCACGATCGGCATGATCAAATCTCCTCCGGTGGCTGGACACGAACGACGCTCCCGGCATGCTCGGACCCGAGCACCTGTTCCACCTCCCCCTCATCGCGAATCAAATCCCCAACCCGATGCGCCCCAAACGGTCGCACCACCACCAAATATAGCATGACGATATTCCTATTCTAAAGGACGTTCGCTCCCCCGCTACAAGGCGGGGTGAGCGCTGGGACAAACCAACCCTAAACGACGAAGATATGCCCGCCAGCCAAAGCAACCCCAAACAACATGCTGGGTAAATCACTTTCAGTTATTGTCGGATACTCTATCCGATACATCAGGTCCCGCCGCCAAACTCCCGCCGCCGACCCGCTATCCGCCACCGACCCAGCCAAAGACTGCACGCGGCACCCCCACCCTCCCACATCGAGGAACACGGACGCCGCCAACTTCAAATCCATCACCGCCGCCACCCGGTCTCGCACCGCAGGCCCCGGACACCAGGCTGTCACCCGGAACCCCATCTGCTGCCGCCGCAGCTCCGTCCCGCCATGCCCGTCCGCTACCACCCGCGCCGCAATCCCGCGCCCACCCGGCAGCACCATCCCGTCGCCCCGTAACGTCGCCGGCCGCCGCACCCGCACCAGCTGTGCCAGCGCCGCCGCAACCACCCCCGGCGTATCCCCGGCGCGCACCCGATACGCATGCGCCGCCCCGTCCACCAGCACGCCCGCTACCTGCCCGGGCTCAGCCGAACCACCGAACGACACTGCCTCGCCATCCACCAGCACCGCCAACCCCGGCGCCGGCGCACCCCCCTGCCACTCCGGCGCATACCGCGTCGTATCCCGCGCACTCCCAGCTACCGGCTGCACCGTCACATGCACCACACCCGCCGCCAGATCCGCCTCCAGCGCCGCCTGCGTCGGCCAACCCCGATACACCCGGCAAACCCCGCCAGTCACCGAAACCTGCCCAGCCCCATCTGGATAGAGCGCCCCAGCTATCACCGCCGCCAGCGCCGCCTCCACGTCCGCCTGGTCCGGCATCGCTCAAACCCCTAGCTGCCGCAGCGAAACCCGCCAGCCCAACTCGGACAGCTCCACGCCTCCCGCTACGAACCGCCGCTCCTCCGCATCCAAAATCAGGTCGCCCGTCCGCATCGCCGGCGCCCCCAACGGCAATAGCAACGCGAATCCTTCGAGCACCCCATCCCCCGGCAGTGGCCCCGTCCGCCCCCCGCCCGTCGGCAGCAACTGCCCCGGCCACCCCGAAAGCACCGGCGTCAATTGCTCCACCATGACACCCCCATACCCATTGAGCCCCGCAGCTCCCGCCCCGCCCGGCCGCTCCACCCGCAACACCGCATTCGTCAGCACACACAACGGCCGGTTCAAGGCCGGCAGTAACGCGACAAAAAACACTCCCGAAGGCCCGCGCAGCAGGTCGCCCACCCGCAAATAGGCCGCATCGAACGTCCCCCGCATGGCCCGCTCATACCCGCGCGCCCGCCGATACCCCGGGTCCCCCCCGTCGAACGCCGCCGGCAGCCGCAAGAACCGCAACTCCGCCCGCAATGGATTGCTCGCTCCCTGTGGCCGGAACGCGTCATGCGGCACCCCGAACACCCGCGCCGCCGCCCCCATCCCCCGGCTCAACCGGTCCGCCAGTGTCACCCCATCCATCTCAAATCACCATCGTCACGGCCGCACGGCCCGCGAGCGAAGGTCCCAGCGGCAATCCCAAGAACGAGCACATCCGCCGCCGCCACCCGTCGAACAGCCGCTCCCGCTCCTCGAGCTCCGCCGGGTTCCGCACCCATCCCGCCGCAGACCCGGTATCGAGCCCCGCACCAACCTCCGGAATAGCCCGCTCCAGCCCGGCCAGCGTCCCCAAGTAACCCCGCAGTACCCTCTCCTCCGAAACCGAGAGGTTACTCAGCCGATACTCGACCGACCCCGCCGCACCATAGAACTGCCATCCCTGGTTTCCCGCCCGGCCCACCCCGTACGCCGGATACCCCGAAAACCGCCGGGCATCCGTCTTCTCTGCATCAGAAAGCATGATCGATCCTCTCCCCTCTCTGCATCGCAAAAGAAGGCCAGGGTGGGCCGGCACAGAAATCAGCGAGGCAAAATACTACCCCACGTGCTCGATCATCACCGCCCGCTTGAACGCCGCATTCGTCGCCGTTGGCACCACCAGCGGATTGGTCAACGTATCGGACGGTGCACAGAACCCCCCGATCCAGTACCAGCTCTGCGCAATGATCTGCTGCAGCCGATCGATCGGCTCCCGCGTCACCATCGCGATCCCGTCCACCACGCTCACGATGCTGTCCTTCGGCGCGATGTCCTGCTCCGCCATCCCGGCAAAGTCGCCCTCGATCAGCGCCCCCTGCCCCACCACGATCGGCCGCCGCACCACCGCCCCGGCAAGCGTCGGGTGCGGCTGCACATAAGCCTCCGTCGTCGGCACGAACCGCAATCCCAGGAAGTCGTTCACCATCCCCTGCCGGAACACCTGGTTCGTGCTCGTCGCCCCCTGGAATAGCTGCCGGAAGTCGCCATCCGCAAACAACTGCCGCGCACTCACCGGATCGAGGTAGCAGTTATAAGCCCCATCGATCTCCGGCACCGCATTCAGCCGCAGCTTGCTCACCGCATCCAGCAGCGCCCCCATCGTCAGCGTATCGGTCCCCGTCAGCGCCGCCGTCGTGTTCCGCCCACCCGGCCGGATCACGACGCTCGCATTCGCCGCCTGCACCGCACTCCCCAGCGCCCCATCCGATACACTCACGTTGGACGAGCAGGTCAGCGACCCCGAAACGCCCCCCGGCGTGGTCGAACTATTCACCCCATCTGCCGTCGTCCCCACGACCGTATAAACGCCCGCCCCGATCGTCACCGTGAGAATTGTCGTCGCCCCCACCGGACTCTGCACGCCGTTCACGAACGTCGTCGTGAACCCCCGCAGGTCATCGACGGCTATGACCGGCCCGGCCGAACCCAGCGCCACCCGCACCCGGGTATTGCCTCCGAAATACGGCGCAAACAGCGCATTACGCGCCAGCTCGTCCAGGCTTCGGGCCGCCTGCTCCCCATTGATCGCCGCGTTTTGCAGGAATTGCCCGGCGATCCCCACCCGCGACGTCACCATGTTCAGGTCTGTCGTCGCCGCATAATGGTTAATCGTCAGCGTGAACTGCTCGATCCCCCAACCCGTCGGCACCAGCCCATTATCCAGGTTCACGTTCGACGCCGCCGGCACCGGCACCGTCACACTCGGCTTCAATCCCGCTCGCGTCTTGGTCAGCGTCTCACCGATCCCAACCGCAAACTCCTGCCGATCCGCACAAGCCCGATACCCCAGCCGCGAATGCATCGCCGCCTGAAACTCCCGCTCCAGGAAACCCTGCTGCAAGATCGGCTGCAAAATCGCCGGGAAGTTCTGAATGCCCATAATCAATCCCCATGGAATGAAAAAACCCGCCACAGCAAATGCCGGGCGGGCCAACCAAGTAATCCATCCTACAAAACAAACATCGATT